GTAACAAATCCAATACGAGGATCGTCAATATCACGCAATTGTGCTACGATATCCAGTGCGATTTCGTTGCGAACGCTCATCGTTGCAACCTCATAAAGTATTGAGGTTGGCGTTCCCCAGCTTCTACGGTGCCATCATCATTGTAATCATACTCTACTCCATCTTGCAATACCAGCTGAAATTCGCGTTCAAATTGAGTGGTGAAATGCTGCATCATCTCTTTGAATTTGTCACCTTCAGGTTGGAATTTGCTTAATTTTGGTAGTATATGATCGGCCATGCACAAATATACTGCTGCGCGAGTGAATTGGCCCACTGTTAGTAAGGTCTGATCCATCTCCACAGCAATGCCTCGAACCACAATGTCATACCTATTGCTTTTCCAGGTAGGCCACCAACGAATTCTTAGTTGCCTATATATGTCCTGTTCAGTCTTAGTGATTTCATCGGTGAAATCTGTGATGCCATAATCTAAAACATCGGGCACATATTCTTGGATATCAGTTATTGTAAGCATGGTCATTGTTTATGTTCCTCGAGGGACGGGGGGACTAGTCCCCCCAGCCAGTTTAGATAGCCTTATTGCCTGTGATTTTTACACCAAACTGTTGTTGTAGGACGGCTGATCCCTGAACAGCAGTTAGCATAATATCAGTAGCGCGAGTCTTAGCCTGACGCTGTGTTTCTAATGCAATACCGCCTCGAATTGCATGAGCCAGTGCCATGGGACTGAATACACCTGCTGTAGCATTATTGCCACTGGTAGGAACAAGAGCTGATTCTAACACTGTGCAACCAGCGATGCGACCAATATAAAAGTCCATAAGAACATTTTCACCAACATTGCTGAGGCTGGGGATATTGTTGCCACCGGCTAGTGCAAGTTCTTTCTTTAGGTTGTAGGCAACACCAGGATGCACAACAGCATAGAAAGGACCGGTTAATTTGCGACTGCGTAATGTTGCAACGGCTTGTAGAATACTGTCTACAGTAACTTCTGCATTAACATTTGAGCTAATTTCATCGAAGTTACTAAATTGAGTGAAAACACCAGTATCCATTTTTTCTGCAATTGCACGACCGGCTTGTAGGCCTAGGTCAGCGATAACATCGCGTTGTGCGCTGTCACGCAAAAGGTCGGTAACTTGGAAATAAGTTCCGATTTCAGCTAGTGTTAAGCTTACACTGGTAGTGTTGGTGTTGGCTTGTGTAGCCTCAGTGCCTTCTGTGAGGTCAGCTGCACTTACTGATGCATATACTGGGATTTGTAAAACTTTACCGGCATTAGCTGGGTAAGTTAATGCAGTAACGATTTGACGGGCTACGCTGTTTTCATATGCTGCAAATTGTGCGTCGCCCAATAGGTTCGTGAATAATTCACTGTTGATTGTGGTATCATTGGCCATTTTTAATCTCCTTAGTGTTGGCGTTGTTGTCTATACTCTTTGTATAGTTTGCGGTCCGCAGCATTATCCATGTTCAATTTTGTTATATCAATTGCACCGGCGCCTGTGCCTCCGCGTTGACTTTGTGTGCCTGAACCTGCAGGTGTAGCCTGAACAAAATGTGGATTCTGGTCTAACCATTCTGTGACGAATTGGGCCAGATCCATACCTTGCCCTTTATCCGTATATCTTAATTTGCCAGTTTGGGGATTAATTACTTCCACTTCACCGCCTTCATTAAGACGAACCTGATCCTTTAACAATTGAACCACCTGACTGGGATTAACCGCACGATTACGACTGGCTAAATCCAACAATCTACCATCAATTTTCACATTCTGTATTTCAGCCTGCAATTGCTTAATGGTCTGGTCCTTTTTGCCCACAGTTTCCTGTAGTATGGATTCAAATTCTGCACGGGTTTGTGCTGCTTGCATCCTACCGTTCTCTTCGGCTTCTACTAGCTTGTTGTAACGATCGAGATCCACATTGCGATAACGCTGTTCAAATCGTTTGCGCTCCTTGGCCACTCGTTCACTTACAATTTCATTAACTTCATCCTGTGTGAAAGAACGAAGTCGTGCATCCTGATTTTGCTCATCGCCGGATTCAGTATCACCGCCCACTAATTGGTTGTCTGTCATCTTGTCCTCTTGTTGAGTATAACCCGGTATCTAACCGGTATGTAGCAATTATTTATACCTTTACGACCTGCCGCCAGTGTGCATCTTAATGGGTTCCCACTTAGCACACCAGTAATCTGGCTGAACCTGTGCACCGTTCCAACGCACACACATACCGAGATCATAGTATTCGCAATTATCACACTGTTCAGCGCCCTGCGCAGGCTGGTAAGCCTCCGGTAGATCTGGACTAATGGGATTGCCTCTGATATCAGTTCTGTCTGGTATACTGGCCTGTGCTGGCGGTGCGAATGCAGGTTGCCAGTATTCAATGCTTTCAGCCAATTCGGATTCATCTGTAATTACATCGCTGATAATTTCACGCACAGCACGCATTACATGTGGATTTGTGGGATCTAGAGCTAGACTGCGTTCAGCTATGGTAAGATCCTGCAATCGGTCACGCATATTAAATGAATTGGGATAATCGATTTCTCCATCCCAGACACGGCCCTGAAACAGCGCCCAAAATCTCCACATCTGCTCTTCGGCATATTCTAAATTGTCGGCTTTTTCGCTGAGTTTGACTTCCAGCTGTCTAAATTCTGTATCCATGGCCACACCGCTCAGTGTGCGTGTGGTATTACCTCGAGCTGTGCCCATGTTGGCCATGCGATCTATGGCTTCTATCTTGGTGCGTATACTGCTCATGATGCCTTCTAGATTACTGCTGCTGGGCTGCAACAAATAGGGTTTTAGTCCACTATCCTGATGTTCGGGCATGATAATTCTAGCACCGGCACCCGCACTGGCCTGCACATCCATGGTGCTTACCAGGCTGGGATGATTATTGATACGAATTAATTGTTCTATTTCACTTAATTCGTCGTAGATAGCTCTTTGCATTTGTGCAATATCAGCTATATCACTGACACCTATACCTCTACGATGACTGCGGCTGGCATAAACACAAACTGCGGGTATAACCTGCAATTGATTTGGTATTACCTCCAAGGTAGTGCCCTGAGGTTCGCGTGGCTGATAGGCTCTAAGCTCAACTCGATCTGGATAGTATTCTCTGGTATATACAGTGTCACGATCACTGTAGCCCAGATAGCCATCGTTCTCTAGGATTTTGAGATATGTTAACTGGTATAGACCATTACTCAGTCTGGTATATGCCCAGTCCAGGACATTTTCCGGAGTTATTACGCTAATGTAGGGTCTAATGCCTTGACTGAGTTCTTGGGCTCTAGTGCCAGCCTGTGCCTGTGGTTTATCCACTATGATCCAGCAATGCCCGTATATACTGCTCTGTATGTTAACATCACGCATTATGGCATCCAGTGCACGCCCTTCTAGGTCTGCATCTTGTAGGAAAGATTCAAGACCGGGATCATTACCCAGTGTGCCCCAGTTTCGCTGTATGGGCAACTGGAAGATAAAGCTATTATAAACATGGATAACACTTTTACAGTGATTGTCCAGAGGTGTTTGCAGTATGCGATTGCGATAGTCTTCTTCGCTTTCGAACTGATAACGAGTTAGGTATAGACCATTTTGGTAATCCTGGCCGCCGGTATAACTATCACGCAAAAAGCGCCAATTGTTAATATTCAGCCGGTATTCAGGATGCACTGTGGTTACCATGTCCACGGTGCTGGTGTTTAACTTATTGGAATTGACGCTGATAACCATTATGCTGTCCTCGTAGTATATTTACTCATCTATATGTCACAGTTTGAACACCCCAACGCTGTGGTTCAGCTGGCATGTCCTGTGTGTTGCGTGTAATTGGGAATAGGAATTCCACTGCGTAACCCAGGGCATCTGTAATATGATCGTAGCCCTGATCCTTGTTGGGAATCAGTGTATCCTCTCTATATGTATGTTTTTCCAAGGCTTCTATCAATCTACGACAGCCTGGATCCACAGTCAATCTGCGTTGACCCTGTGCATTTAACAATAAGGCATTCACTGAATTGATGCGATCACGCACACTGGGATGTGCTGTTCTATATTTTACCTGAAATCCAGCCTGTTGTAATATCATGATATCAGTGCGACCACCTGCACTGGTTTTTCTCTGCACACCGGCGGGGTCGGGAAATACCATAACTGTGTAATTTGCGTATCTGCGCTGTATTTCCTCCACCATCTCCTGTGTATTGCTGTTGTATATAACAATTTCTGATTCCACATGTAGACCCAGATTGGTTCTATGCATAATGACTGCAGTCATAGGACTTACATTAAAGTCCATGCCCACTATGATGGTATTTGCGCTGGCAGCTTGCTGCTGCACTGATTCAGCACGATCAAAGTTGTAGTAGATCTGACCTTCATAGGTTTCAAAGCTGGCTAGATATTCCTGCCTATACTGTCTAATATCCATGTCAGCCTGTGCTTGTAGTATTTCTTCCTCTGAAACATTACCGCCTTCAGCTGTGGTATAGGTCCAGGCTGACCAATTTGGAGTATCTCTCTGACTAGCTGACTGGTATAAGTCATAAAACCAATTGCGTCCCATAGGAGTGCCAATAAACATACCATGACCTCGTCGGTCGCTAAGGGTAGGTCTAATTACTTCAGTCCAGGCTCTATGGTCAATCATAGCTGCTTCATCAAATATTACAAAGTCAAGACTTACACCACGCAGGCTGTCTGGGTTATCTGCGCCTCTGAGACAGATACGACTGCCATTGCGCAATGTTAGGCTGAGATCGCTTTCGTTCTTATCGGCGATCCAGCGCAGGTCGTAGAGTCTGTATTTCAGTCTATCCCAGACTATCTGTCTAGCCATACGGTAACTGGGTGCAATATACCAGCAGGTTCTAGCAGGTTCCCGAGCAAAGCGTGCCAGTTCTCTGATGGCCAGGGTGGTTTTACCCCAGCGTCTGCCAGCCACCACCACACGGAAACGGTGACTGTCCCAGGCCACTGCTCGTTGTCCTGGATTTAGGGCCATTACAGTGCGTCGTCCTGCCAGGGCAATACTGTATCCTGATCGGCTGCAGCATCTTCACGCTGATGTAATAGCACTTTGCCCAGAAATATCAGCATGGTCACATTGCCATTCAAGGCCTGTTTAATCTGCTCATGGCGCAATCTAGCGCGAGTTTCTGCCTGACATTGTTTTACGAGATCTCCATATCGTCGTCTAATTACTGATTCAGTAACTCCAAACCATTCTGCTATTTCAGTTTGGTTGCAATGTAAACGAGCCAGTTTTATCACTGTGGTCTGATCTATTTCAGCGCGCGGTCTACCTGCGCCATTACGGCGTGGTTCACCTGTGCTGATCACTGTATCGGCGTCGGGATGTGCTATGGGTTCTATGTCAGGTAAACTGTCAATGATATCGCTCATAGGCTTCTTTGCTTTACAATAATTCTAAAAAAGCGTTCATCTCGTATACCCTGCGTGGTGGTAATGCGATTGGTCACTGTATAGGTATTGCCCACACTGCCATTGGCTAGATATACTGTGCATCTATGGTCCACTGCGGTTAAGACATTGGCCTGAAATTCACTTAGTGGTAGTGGATCTGAGGTAATGGTGCTCACTGTCCAATGTGCTGATGCAATCTGATCTCCGCCCACTATCCAGTCTGCCCAATCCACAGTATAGTCCAGTCTAGCATCCGGATCTTTCTCTATATAAGCACCAATTCTGTCCGTTTTATATCCGGATATTGTGGTCATACTTGTCTCCTTCTGGTTGTCGCATAAGGTGCGATGCCTTCAATTAATACACGATCTTCTGGCTTAACGGGTAAAACTCTAAGATCGTATACCTTAATAATTCTGGTCTCACAGGGCAATATGGGCATGGGTTCACGCCTTGCCACTAATACTCTAGTTTCAGGACCGACTATGAGACTTCTATATGGATCTCTGTAGATGAATACTGCAAAGGTGGCCATAATATCTATGGCAGGTAACAGTGCTTGTGCACGGAATAACAATCCTGCTGTGCCATTTAGGCCTGATTGGTCAATATGCTGACTGAATGCAGCAGCTAGGCTGGCTGTATTCTGGCTGATAATGCCAGTAATGCCTATATCAAAGTCTGCCTCTGACAGCATTTGCACCTGAGCTGACTGCAATAAACCACTAAGTGGAATTAGCATGGCTGCAGCACCGGCCAGGGTTACTGGCTGTTGGAATATATGATTGCCCTGAATCTGGCTGGTGAACACTGAGTCTAATTGGCCGGCACCCCGTAATATATAATTGCCTGTGCCGGTTAACTGGGTTACAATATCAAACTGCACTGGTTGTTGGAATATATGATTACCCACAGCCTGAACACTGGCAGCCGCAGGTAGGACTTGTGGCGCAGGCTGATCCATAACGAGACCAGCACTGACAGTCATTGAGGTCTGCACATGAGCACACCAGCCTTCTGGTCCCCAAATATTGTTGGGCCAATCATCCCAAAAAGGTGCTGTGCTGTCCCAGGTATAGGTGCCGCACAGGCCTGAAATTGTGACAACATCTGTGGCGCAGGTCGCAGACAGCGTGGCCTGCACTGTGATGGGATCGGCTTCAAAGAAGCCTGACTCCGCATAACCGGCCTGTATATAACCTGAGATATCACCAGCAAGTATGGCCATACTGGATGCAGTGCCTTTAAGCTAATGTCACTGTGAGATTATTGGTGTTAATGGTAAAAGTATCGCCAACAGTGACATTTTTGCTGATGGTTAAATTGCCATAGAACAAAACATTGCCCTGTGCTGCAGTAGCACCATCCATAACTGCCACAGTGGTCACTATGCCCCAGTCCGCAGTAGCAGTGGGAAAGGTAATGGCTGCACTGTTAGTGATACTGCCACCGGTGGCTGCATTGCCGAATGTGATGGCCTGGCGTGCATAGGCACTACCTGAGGTGCTGACTTCGTTGGCACTGCCAATGGTGTTATTTTCTAAATTGGCAATAGTGGTAAACAGTGCTAGATAGGTGGTGCTGGGTGCAGTATAAGCTGCTGTGCTATATCTTAACACATGATCTAATAATTTATTTTCTAGGTAGTCACTGGCTGCTGACATTGGGTGCTTCTCCTTGTAGTAGGTAGGGACCTATTCTGTATCCCTGTATTTATGGCTGCCCTTCATGCTGTGGGCGGGTATACAAATGAATCGGGCAATCTCTGATCGGTGGGTGTCCATCTGGTGCTAATTTTAAGTCCTAAACTTTCATATACTGGCGCACTGGTATCGCTATCTGCCAGTGGATCAACTATACTGGCAGGAATACTGAAACCACCAGACCAATCATAACGGTGTGTGGTCACTGACAGTGATCCACCGGAATCCGTAATGGTGGTGGTGCCCTGAGTTCGAGTGGGACGAGCTCTTAGTGGTTCTGTCCATATTCGGTCTATGTCGCGTCCGGGCTGATTGTGTTGGTTATAGGCAGTCCAACGAGCTCCCGGTTTATTTCGATGTGACATGTCCAGGAAACTGGTGCTGTATCTTATAAGGGCAATTTGGGGATGTTCCCATACACGCTCATATATGCCCGGTGTCTCTGGTGTGCGCCATTCGTTTCTATGTGGTCTAGTAAAATTGCCAATGCCCTGATTAAGTGCACTGGGACTATAAGTGGTTGGGCTATCCTGTGGATCGTCCTGGTAGTATTGCCATTTAATATATGGTGAAGTAACCTCGGATTGCTCCAGGGTTAATCTATGATCAGGTAACTGATCATTAACTCGGCAGATGGTATTGGCTCCCGAATTGCTGTTCTGAAATATAATGCTATACCATGCATTGGGTTCTATATCAGTCCAGGCCATTTCCTGTATAACCAGGGTTGTAGCAGTTTGACTATAGGCAATGTTTAAGTTGTGCCATCTAAATGCCTGATATATGGCTCTTTCTGTAACCTCAAAGCTGCCAATATAAATCCAAAAGCTCAGTGTATTTGCCCCCCAATTCTGCAGGCTGTTTTCTGTGGGCACTGTGGCAGTGCTGCCGCCTAAATTAATAGGCCATTGTATAGTATAACCCACAGGCTGTGTGTCAATGGGTAAATCGCTCTGACTGACATGGCGATGAATACCGGTCATTCAAAACCTCTAACAACGGTGACTAGGTATGTGCTGGTGCCCACAGTACTGATATGCACCATGTCGGTCACATTAGCATCTGTGCTTAAAAATCTGTCATTATTGCTGGCACGCACTGTATTGGGCCAAGTAGCCACAGCTGGTGGATTGCCATGTTCAAACAAAACTGTCACTGTGCCCGATGTGGGAAAGTTACTAAAACTGATTGCCAAGTTACCAGAAACCTGACATCTTTGCACATTGCCATCGTTGTAATTTATGGTTATAGTATTGGCCTGTGTGCCTAAATTAGCTGTTCGTTCTGTAAATCTATGCAGTTCTAAAAATCCGTTTTGCCATTGACTGGCTGTGCTGTTGTATTGCAATATGTGTGCATTAGCTGCACTGGTAATGGCCACATTGCTGAATTCTGAGACCACAGCATTAATATTCTCTATGGCTTCTTTGATCTGTATACGAGCCAGTGCAGGATTATCTAATCCCGAATCTACATTTGCTGTGGTAATTGGTGTGGTATTTGGCCAAGTCATAGTTCCATGTCCTCAGGACTCCAGGGATTATTACTGGTAGTCCATGTTTGAGTTGCTTCGTTCCAGTGTGGGAATTGGCCTGGCTGCAATTCAGGTAGAGGCAGAGGTCGACGCCAGGTTAGTGTGGGTAGATCCAGGATCCAGGTGGTATCTGCATCGGGGCGGGGGCCTATAAATGCATCTAGATCAGGCCTATAGATCATGCCGGGTCCAGCAAAATTGCCACGGTATGGGGTGCCACCTGCCACATGCACATTGCTGCGTGTATTATAGCTGGTCTGTAACCACTGTTCAGGTGGGCCAAATAGGCCTGTATCAATTTGGGATTGTTCGGCTACAATAACTTCGGTTACTGTGTTAGTGCTGTCTATTCGTGCGAAATGTGCCATTGGTCTTGCCCTTAAGCTTCATATGCAATAATTAATATGCCACTGCCGCCATTATTACTATTGGTAGTGGCACCTGTATTTGTCATTTTTGCAGTGCCACCGCCACCACCACCAGTATTAACACCGCCACCGCCGGTCTGATTACTGTTGGTTCTAACGCTGGTGTTACCACCGCCACTGCCGCCAATGCCAGGCTCATAAACGGCATAGACATTTGAAGTGCCGCCAGGTCTAAATCCACCGCCACCGCCACCTGCGTAAAAGGTCGCGTTACCGGAAATATTGCTGCTGAATCCAGGTCCACCATTGCCGCCGTATAGGCCAGTGGCATTACCGGTAGTGGTATTACCGGTAAAATACCAGGCTTCTCCTGCACCACCACCTCCACCGCCACCGCCACATACAAATGTATAATCTCTAGTTCTTATTTGCGCGGCAGTCCAGGCTGGAGTGCTCACAATTGTTATCAGGCTAGCGGTAATGTTACCGCTGAGTTGCGCCCGACCATTGCCACCTCCATAGCCCTGACCCATGCCAGTTACAGAATATTGCGTGCTGTCAGCTCCAGTAGTTGCACCAGGATAATTTGTTGAACCATTGGCATTCCAGACCGCGCTGGCTCCGCCACCACTGCCGCCACTATGCGCTCTACTACCCCCACCATTGGTGGTATTGCTACTAGGTGCACCTACTTCAGCGCCGCCGGCGCCTCCGCCCAGTGCTACTACTAGATTGCTGCCACCTACATGCATATAAGTGGCTGCACCATTGGCATTGGTGGGCCAGCTGGTGCTGACACCGCTGCCACCTGCACCCACCACCACAGTATAAGTTGTGCCTGCGGTAACTGAGAAAGTCTGATCAACCACGCCACCTCCACCGCCACCTCCACCTTCCCAGCCTGCGCCGCCAGCACCACCTCCACCTACGGCCAGTATACGAGCTGATGTAACACCGGCGGGTGCCACCCAGCTGCCTGAACTGGTAAAAGTAGTAATGGTAGTGCTGGCGGCCTGCGTAAATCCAAATGCTGCTCTAGCTGCTCCAAACATAGTTTATAGGTATCCTTTGGTTAATGCAGCATAATAAGTGGTGCCTATATAAGCTACACTCATTATGTCCACCGCATTGGCTGTGGTTGTTAGTGTGCGGCTGTTACCAGCAAATCGCATATTGCTGGTTAAAAGTCTGCTGCCAGTGGGGTCTTGTGTTAATATAAACACACCACTCTGTCCACTGGTGGGATTTAGGAACTGACTGAAAGTTAGGTTGCCTGTTAGTGTCAGGGTCTGTATGGTGCCATTGGCTAAATTTGGTGTAAATGTGCCGGATACATTACCCAGTGCAACCACAGTTTCCTGATATCGGGTAAATGCTGTATTAGCTGTGGTCAATGTGTTGGTTACTGTAACTGAATTAGCAGTTAGGGGGCCGGTGACGACAGCACTAACTTCATCCGGGTGTAGAATATTAGCAGCGAATACGGTCCCAGTGGCTGAAACATTAACGGCCGTAACTGTATCCGCCTCAAAAGTAGCGCCCGCATTACCTATATATCTAGCTTCAATGGAATCTGCATCTATGCTGGTATTGACCACCAAACTGCCCGTAGTAGTATCCCCAAGACTCACAGTGCCAGGAGTTTGTAGACTACCTGTTACCAGAATGTTGGTTATACTAGCACTGCTGGCTGTGATATTACCGGTGACATCTAAATTAGCGGATATGGTAGTGACACCCGTAACATCTAAACTAACTAATGTGCCTACTTGAGTGATACCACCCTGACTGCCGTCCTGTATACCACCATATATCTCTGTGCCCACATTGCCTATAGTTCGAGCATTAATCGTGTCTGCTGTAATATTGCCCGTATAGGTGGTTAAGTTGGCAGCTTCTAATTTGTTGGTGTTCAAATTAGTTAGGTTGTTGTCCATTTCGGTAAAGGTCAGTGCACTGCCTTTGCCTGCTCTAGTTGTAATTGCGGTCATTGTGCTTGGTGTCCTTGGTATGCCCGTGGTATCTGTATATTTAGCGATCCAATTTCAGCCACTGGGCCAGCTCAGCTGGTGTATGCATGTAAATTAAGTATACACCCCAGCGATCTCGTGCTGCCTGTGCCTGTGTGCGCCATCTATTACGAATATGATGGCCAGCTGCAGCCTGGGTCAGTTTATTATGTGGTTGCACCACCTGATCGCCTATATCGTGATTAATACCATCAAAGCCCAGGGCAGCAGCTACTTGTATTCCCCAACCACGCAATAAACAGCACATTACATCATAACCTGTGCCCCGTTCACAGTTTACTCTATTATAGGGCCTGTCTGCCTTCAGATCTCGGGCCATGTAAACTGTTTCGGGCAGTATGTCAGGGGGTAATAGATCCACATAGGCCTGACTGCCTATACATACAGCATCAGTCTGACCTGGTCCCTGATATCTGTTCAGTCTAACTGTGATTATGCTGCTGGGCAACTGGTATTGGTCTAATAAATTCACACTGGGACCATTGCCCAAGACTAGGATTCTACTGGCTTTTTGTGTCATATGCGTTTTTATTTATAGGTTCAGTCTGTGTGCTTAATTCCTGCACCAGTTCAATTATGGTTTGCAGATCTAAAGGTGCATATAATCGTTGTGGTCTATGATCTGCATCCAGTATATCCTGAGCTGCAGTTGCAGTTTTAGCCAATTGGAGATCTGCATATATGCCTAATTGTCGTAATTGTATAATGTCACGCCATAGACGGTAATTGCCATATCCAGTATCCACATACATTCTATAACTGGTCAAATCCGGTATGCTGACCCAATTGAGTCTATATACTATACCCTGTGTGCGACCACTGGGCCTACGGCCAATTTCATATAATATTGCTTCCATCTGTTAACCCCCCACTAAATTTGTGCTAACAAATATATTTATGGGTTGTTGTATAAAATGGGTATCTAGGGTATCAAAAAGGGCATTTTCGGCTATT